GCAATTGTAGTACAGAGAATTTCCTCTCCACAATCTGTATTCTCATTCATCAGAATAGCTCTGTATCGATTAACTAAATCTTGGGCTTTTTCTTTAGGTGTCATTTCTCTTTGGGGTTAAATTAATTCTCGTACCTCAAGATATCCTACAGTAACAATATCTATCCCATGCTCAGTCCAGAACATATTACCACTAGGTGTAGTTTCTTTTTCTACATACTTTATATCAACATCAGTCATTGACTGCTCAATAGCTTGAATGGCCATATCCTTATCCTGGTACACTCCAATCAAATCATAGCATTGATGGCCGTGTTTGTTGATGTCTCCTGAATGTGCTAGGTATACTTTCATTTCTCTTTGGCGTCTACTTTTATAATCCTATCCAAGAGTTCTGCAAGTTCTGCTGCGTTGTCAATAGACCACCCTTCCGTACGCAAGACGAAGAACCCATGATGAAGATCAAACGGATTCTGATATTCGATGGTAATCTCTTCGTACTCGCTCGTGGTTCCTTCGGTGTTACCTTCTTGCCCAAAGGTGAAGCTGGCGGACATAAGTTCTGGTTTCATATTATTAGATTTTGCTGGGGTTTTAGATTTGTACCTCATCGGGTATTCGTTGTAAATTATAGCGTGTTTTTACAACCTTTCGGGTACACTTTGCATAGTTGACTCCTGAAAAGTGTAGTCAATCCTCATTTGAATGTCCTGAAAAGTGTAACGGGGGTAGCACAATGGTCTTTGCACCTTTGATTTCCTTTAGGTCAAACCATGTGTTTACTTCAAAGGGTTTTCCTTGTAAGTAGTCATCTTCATAGTCTATAGCTACACAGATATAAGGATACCATGCTCCTTGGATGGATGTCAGAAAGATACGCTCTTGCCATTCCTCCCCATCTCGACTAACAAGGACTTTAGTTCCTGCTTGGATTCCAGTAAACTCAAAATTGTTTTTTCCTGTGCTGTACATTCTATTAGTTCTTAATAGGGTGAATTGATGCTTATAAGCATCATTAAGGTTTCTTTGAGCCGATAATGATGCTTATTCGGCTCATTGTACTCCCTGTTGGGCTTGAACCAACGACCCGCGGATTATGAGTCCGCTGCTCTAACCGACTGAGCTAAGGGAGCGAAAAAGGGAGCCTCTACGTTTAGAGACTCCCTTCGTATTTACTTGTGCCGAAAGTAAACAACCAAATCAATCTTTCACAAAGGTACCGTTTACAGTTTTACCAGTACGGTTTTCAATCACTTCATATGCTTTATTAAGAACGTAGTGAGGGCTATACCCTAACTGCTGGGTTAGGATGATAAGGGTGACAAAGGTATCACCCAGACCATCGACTAATTCGTCCTCGTTGTTCTTGAGTAAGGCACCAGCTGTTTCACCCATCTCCTCAACTACCTTGAGTGCTTGGCGAACAGCATTGTCTCTATGAATTAGATTCCGCTTATCTGCCCAAGCTGTTACCAGGTGGCAGAGGGTATTCATATCTGGGTTCATTTAACAGTAGCTAACAGTTGTTGTAGCGTGTAGGGACCATCCCACGTAACGTCGTCATATCCTTCGCTACGATAGATACGCATCTTGGTAATTACCTTACCCTCAAAATCTTTCGGGTTAAGGATAAAGATTTGCGTCGCATCGTCGGCACAGTCAATGCTCGCATGATCAACGATCTCCGCTGTCTTCGTACCGTCTGAGAATAGAAAGATGATTCGGCTCCGCGGAGTACCAACGCAGCCAATATCAGCTGTAGTAAAAAGATACAGCCCAGTCGTCTGAGCGATATTAAATGCAACTCCATGAGCTAGACCATCTCCTTTTCCGAGGATGTAAAGGTCTGTCATTTTCTGTGCAATTCCAGTAAACTCATCAATCTCATTCTCGGCTAATTTTTGAGCAGAGACATAAGTAGACACCAAAGCAAACGCCAATACTGCAAAACTTTTCATACTAAAAAAATTAAAGGGATTAAAGGTCATAGTCATCTTCCCAGTCTTCTAGAGGTTCTTTGTGGTTGTTCTGATATTTAGCACATAACGAGCATTGAATCTTGCATGGAACAGCGTCCGGATTCACCATATCATTTTGACAGTAGAACTCTTCCATAGTACTTGGGAAATAAATCAGTTGTTAGGCAGGTCTTTGTATTTAATCTTATCTACTTGCTGTGCGGTTGCGAGTTCGATAAGGATGTTAATGTAATGACGTGCTTTCAGTAAGTCCTGTAAGCCGTTCTTCTCTTTGTGGCGAGTCACATACTTGATGATGTTACCCTCGCAGAAACCAATGTTGTTTGCCACGATGTATTCTACAGGTTCAATCTTACAATCCTTGTAGTGTTCTCCACCTACTTGGATATTTAAAGACTCAATCTCTTTCTTTTTTCTAGGTTCGTTATTCTCCATAGTCTTGTAGTTGTCGAAGTAATTCATAAACGTCTTCAGGTTTTCTAGCCGGGGAATCGGGCACGACTAAATTATAGCAATTACAGTTATCTCCATATACATTAAGTAGATACAGTAAGTCATTGGAGGTAACGAAGTGGTCTAAATCCAAGTCACCATCCGTACAATACTCGCAACCCATTTGCGTAGAAGGGTACTCCACCATAGTTACTTGAAGGGCAGTAGTACCCCGGAACACCTGGGCAACCATAGCTAACCTTTGTGGGAGGAGTATCACATACAAAGTCTCCTGTATGTTCACACGGGCCAAGGTTCTGTCCGCAATACTGTACTACTGTGCCAGCATCTTTAAATACGTGGTGCAGTCCGCAGTAGTGACCCATCTCGTGAGTGAGGGTTTCATTCTCGAATCTCCATGTAAGATGAGGACCAGTAAGACCCATCATCTCCGTCTCTACCCACACCCCGTCAAGTACACTCCAAGGAATGAATGTAGTCCAAGCAAATCCAAGAATCGTAGAGCAGAAGTCTGGAGCCACATAGATGTTACAATACTCAGCTGTGTTCCACTTAACCAAGTTGGTCCACTGTGCCATCTGTGTGGTATACGTAGGGAAGCACACACCGCTTGTTGAACGGTATGAAGTAGCCCACCCAAACGAATTCAAGTTAGTGTAGGTAATATCTTCAAGAGTAAAGGAGATGTCAGTACCTATGAAGTCCACATTGAGCTGATCCATAGCAGCCTCAATGATAGGTTCTGAAATCTGGCTAGCAGTAAACGCTGTATCCCATAGGATATGGACTACACACCGAATCTCTTTCTGCAGATATACCCTGTTTTGAAAATGATTGCGTGGTAACGGGTCAGATTGGTCTCCCATTACCACGCAGTCTTGTTGGGCTACTATTGCTGTCGTAGGTATCAACAGCAATAATAAATTTAGGAACTGTCTCATTAGGATGAATTTACACCAAAGATACAAGTTCCTATAAGTATAGGAATTAAATAATTCCTTTACTCCTCATAAGGGATGTAAATAGTCTTACCTCCTTTCCGAATTGCACGCAGGATTTCTTTGTCGTTATTACCCTTCTGATAGGCGACGTGTACCCAATCAGGATTCTCATCATCTCCAAACTCCCAGATAAGTTGTTTGAAGTCTAAGTTGTCTTTGATGTAGTTGAAGATGGCAACATTGGTGATGTATGTGTATCCATCTACATCCAAGTCTAAGGCACATCCCTTCATGTGGTCAGAGGTCTTGCTGCCTTTGATGAGCTTGTTTAATGCTTCGGAACGGAAGCCAGAGCTAACCTTGATAGGCACACCGAAAAAGTCTCTCACGCGTTGAAAGACTTCGGTAGCAACCAGTTTTAAGTTTTCAAGTTGTTCATCGTTAGGCATATTGGAAATGCCGTTACGAACTGCGGTATCAGATTTGATTACCTCTTTGAGTGTGAGATGTTTGCTTAAATACATACGTCAAATATAATGGTAGCCGGAGCGGGAATCGAACCCGCACGAACCCTTCGGTTCAACAGATTTTAAGTCTGTCGTGTATACCAGTTTCACCATCCGGCCAGATGCTACGTTTCCGTAGCAAATATATCACCAGCTAATAGCTGAGGAACCCATACGAGAAAGGAAATCGTTTGCCTTACTGAAGTGCTTACATCCAAAGAAGCCAGCCTTACCTCCGCTGTATCCTTCTGCTGCAGGATGTGGAGCTTCCAGCACAAGATGGTATGGCATAGTAAACATACCCTTCGCATATAGCTGAGCCTTCTTACCCCATAGAATAATGACTAAGGGTTTCTCAGGGCGGTATGCTAACTCCATCAGCACCTGGTTGATGAACTGTCCCCATCCTAAATGAGCGTGGCTGTTAGGGCTGCTTTGATTCACCGTAAGGATAGTATTGATTAGAAGTACCCCTTGTCTAGCCCAAGCATCTAACTCGCCTTGTGGAAGTATAGTACTGCCAATGTCATCAATAACTTCTTTGCGGATATTCCTTACAGACGGATTCAGGTTCCTATGTTCTGGCACACTGAATGCCAATCCATCTGCTGAGCCATCATGATAAGGATCCTGCCCGATGATAAGTACACGTACTGTATCGGGGTCTGTAAGCTTGAAGGCACGGAAGATATCCTTGTCTTCTGGATATACTTTGTTGTGCTGCTTCTCTACCATCAGTTTACGCTTCAACTCTTGCATAAACTCCATCTGAAAGATTGGATGTAGCGTAGAAGCCCATCCCTCGCCTACTGCATTAATCGTCTTCTGCATCTAGTTTTAATGTGATAACACCCCCGATTAAACTTTCCATACTCGACCCCCAGTTATTCATATGCTTATGGAAAGCGATACGAGAGATAAGCTGGGAAGCCTCAATCCAACCTAACTCTAAGTAGTCCTCATCGAGAGTAAACACTTCACAGGGATACTCCTTATTGGTCTGTACAGCAACAATGAATACAGACTTACAGGTGTAGCCTTCGTATGCTTGACTCATAGCCCATTGGTAAAAGGCAAGCTGACGGTGATACTTATACTTGAATACTGTATCATCAAACATACCTATAGCTCCTCCAGTAGTCTTCAAGTCTACTAAGGAGTAGTACTTCTCCTCGTGGTTAATTAGAATCCTATCCAGCTTAGCCTTGAACTCCAGATTTATTTTGTCTGTTGTAGTATGGATTTCCCAATCCTTATCAAAGTAAATCTCTATCTCGTTGTATGCTTCTTGATACGAGTGCCCAAAGCCTGTGCCTTCTATGAGGTCGGCTGCGAATGGATGCATACGAATAGAGTCCACGCAGCCAAGGATTTTATGGAACGTGTCTGAATCTACAATCGTCTTGTCTTGAGTTAAGCAGAGGGCTTCCCAATAAGGATTAGCTACCTTGAGGATAGAGTCCACCTTAGACTCTAACGTACGGTTGCTGTAGTAGTCATCAGGAATCACAATCCTCCACTCTTCTACGTCTACCTCAGATAGCTCAATAAACTCCATCAAGCCGTTGTGCTGTGACTTCAACCGTAGATACAAGTAGTCAATGATGTCCTTGACTTTTGGACCTGGCACATTAGCTGGCTCAATATCTATACTCTCTGGCTCTAACAGTACTTGGTGAACCAGCGACCCCAACTCAAACGATGCTGAGGGTTTGTCCTGCAACAGTCCATCTAAATACTTCTTAAAGTATCTAGGACTACCTCCTGATTCTGGGTCGATGTAGTTGAGGGAAGAGTTATTGATTGCAATTACATCCCAGTATTTATCTCTGTCTATCATTCGTGTAAAATTTGATAGGGTCTTCCCTAGTTATTTCTAAATCCAAGAATCTATCGAGAAGAGTCTGGCGTACCAATCTCTTAGCTTCTCTGTCTAATCCAATCTCATTACCATAATATCCTTTGACAGTTATAAAGCCCTCTAAATCAATACCTTTGAACGATGTCTTGTAGTTGTATTTATAGAGGACTAAGTCACCCGATTTGAATTTCTCCCCTGCCATAGTATAAAGGTAGAGAGAAGGGGAGCGTACTCCCCCTCTCTTTAATCTAGTTGGTTCTCCCAATCAACATCATACACACTCAATTCGTTTACCTCGTATTCAGATACAGAGGCTTCAAGAAAAGGATTCTTGTTGATGGCATGGATAACTTGTTGTATGTACCCATCTACACGATGCGTTACATCTAGCGGGTCTGTACTCTCGTAACGGTTAACCTCGACTTGTATCGTTACATAGAGGATGCCATTGACAGTCTCATTCATCTTGTCCGGGTTGTGCTACGATCGTATACAATCTGCCGCATCCAGTGCATTCTGCTTCTTCATACCCAGCTGGTTGTAACATCTCTCCGCAGCGGGAGCAGTACAGGCTATAGGTATCTACTTGTTTCGTTTGTTTCGGTTGGGTACCTTCACAAATCTCTTCGTGGTAATATGCTTTAATCTTGCTCATTTGGATCTGGGATTTCTAAACCTAGTTCTTCTGCAGCCCATTGACGGATACGCTCTACGTAGTTTGTAAACTCGATAGAGGTCATATCCTTGGTGCTAATTGTTTCGATTTCAACTTCTTCGGTTATGATGTTGAACTTCTCACGTTGGGCAAACATAGACCGTAAGAAGTCGTGAACATCATTGCGTAACAAGTCTCCTGTACGAGTGGACAAATCAGACGCTTGGAGTCCACGTCCTTTTAGTTCAGTCCAAATCATGTACACGATAGTACCCCAGTAGTAGGCATTCTGATTAAGGGTGCGCTTAGGTCTGGGTATAATGACTATCTCTACTTCTCTACCACTTAGACGCTTCAACTCATTGAGCCAAAGCATTTCTTCTAAGGGTACTATTTCTCCATTTACTATTCTACCAACGGTTTGTATCATTTGTAAAAGGTGCTGTGATTTCTTGTATCTGGCTTGATGACAAATACAAGTTTACGTTCTTCTTCAGTTTCTACAGGATAGAACTCGATTGATGCTGACTTGGATATGTACTTGATGTTGTCGTCTGGAATCTTACCTGTATGTACAAGCAAGTCCTGAAACACTTTGCAGTAAATCCATTTGTTATCTAAGTCCCAATCAGACCTATCAGGTACATCATAGAAGTGGCACTCTAGCTGTACAGGGAAGGATTTGATTTTAGCGATTGGTTCTACAAAGGGTCGGAAGTAATCTTTGATAGCATTGACAATCTTTACACGGATAATTGGACTAGCTACACCAGAGTAAAACTCTTGTCCATTAATCTTCTTGTATCGAGGCTTGTCTACGCTACGAGAGTTCTTCACAACTGGCTGGTTATCAGGGCCAAGCAGTCTACCCTTAGCATCAAAGTTACATCCTGCAAACTTCTTTGGAATCTTGTCGGTCTTGGTATAGTACTTAGGACGACGGCTATTACTCATCTTTACTTGAGTAATAAAGTTTGGAATCTCAATGACTGTAGTGTTCATCTAGCAGCCAAGATATGCGTAAAGCAACATAGTTCATTCCGTGAAACTTTACGAGGTCACTGATGTCTTTAGCCCCTAGGTTCTCTGTACCGAATCTTCCGTTCGTAATAAAGAGGGGTTTGATGCCGTATTGCTTTCTCATATAGTTAGCCATAGACACACCCGCCTTATCAAAATCGTAGAGCGATACAACGAACCTGCTTTTCTGTTTCAATTCCTCGACCCAGGTGGCATCGGGATATACAGATTCGCTTTGTGGCGCAACAGCAGTTAGACCAAACTCGTGAAATACCATTACATCCTTCATACTTTTGGTGATGATGGTACCCTTCCTATAATTCCTTTCGATATGCTCTCCTTGAATTACAGTGCAGTTACATATAAATCTGTTTCCTCTTCTCTTAGGGAAATAGATTTTGTAGTCACCACCACCGAAGCAGTAAGCGTAAGCTGGGTCGTTTCTACTATACCCGTATACTATCTTCCCATTTACCCAGACGTTGTCTACAGCCACGACATTAAAAAGAGATAAGGTCTCTTTGGTAATGCCGAACTGTGTCCAGTAGTCTTTATCAGATAAGGTAAAGTCTCTACGCTTGATTTGTATAGAGGTCTTTGCCTTCTCTCCGGGTACAAACTCTAGGTACTCGATACGTGGAGCAGGGGTACCAGAAAGCAATCCAAAGTCATCTGCTATCTTACTAAGTGTGTCGTTGAAGTTCAAGCTGTAGTTGTCACTAACCAGTTTGAAACAACCAGCCACATAACCTGTAGCAAAGTCTTTGAAGAGTAGGTCTCCTTCCTTGGTATAGAAGAATCCACAACTAGGATTATTATCCTGCCGCAATGGAGAAGTAATCCGTTTGTGAAGATCAATCCTCACTCCCAGATACTTCTCCATTATTTGTTCTTGCGACAGCTGCGTCAGGATATAATCTTTGTTTAGATTAGGACGCAGTTCGTACATCACCAGGGCGCATCAGCAGCAGAATCATAGGATTGCTCCTTCTTATCTTCTGCAAAGACAGATGTGGTATTGTACGTATCATTATCAGGAACCGGAGGGGTAACATTGTCCCACTTCGGATCAATAGCCAAACGGTTAGGCTCTTTCATATTCTGAATGAAAGGCTTCAAGGCACGCTTAGGGAAGGTAGTATAGCCACTTGTGCCTTTGTAAACTGTCTTGATACGGACAGGTACATTGCGATGGTTATCTCCAATCAACTTGATGATGCCCTGAGCGAAGTTCTCAAAGCTGTCAGCCTTCACCACGCACTTATCCTTAGGGATAAAGCAGCTCAGGATATGCTTGATACGCTCACCTTGTGCTTCATACTCCTGCTTGACATATGCTTCTGCATCAGCCGTAGACTTACCCCAACCCTTAGCGAGTTGAAGACGTTGAGCAAAGTCAATAGGGAACTCGATATGAGTAAACGTAGCACCTGCATCATCTGCAAATACAAACTTGATTACTTTATCTCCGCTTCCATCTGCTTTAAGATGGTCGTAGCTGATGTCCTTGAGATTGATATTCTCTACGATACCAGCTGCAATCTTACCAAAGTTGCCACCACCTGTGGCAGTTGTTTCATCGAATCCGTACATAGTTCTTTTTATTTAATAATATCAGGGTAGATTTCTTTCCAGTCCAATTCCATAAGTTGATTTGCTAGCCGTGGAATCCTGCAGCCAGCATCCGTATTGTTACCCGTACGGAAGTCAATCATAAGTTTGCCTTCTGCACTGCGTGTAATACGGCCCACGCCATCCATAATCGAGCACAGGTGAGTCTTAAGCTTGCCCGTAAGTGCGACTTTCTCTACCTCAATCTGCTCCTCGCCATGACCATCTTTCTGATGGCCCACAATGATGAGTTTGTTTGCAGCTTTAGCAAAGGTTTCTACTACCGCGATAGTTTGGTTACGAGCCATAGCCCAACCCTTACCGTGTGGCAAGTCACCGATAGAAGCTACACGGTGTTTAGCGCAGATGTCTTCTGATACCCACGTCTCGATATGATCAATCGTATCGATGACAATGAAATCAAACTCTGCACCATTGGCTACGATATACTTATGGGCTTCACGTAACGTCGGCAAGTCACCTACGATGATGCTGTATGCGCCATCACAGAATGATGTGCCGCCTACTGCACCGCCATCCTTAGTGCCTTTGATTTCTGTATCGATAATCAAATGCTTAGGGAGCTGTGCAATAGCAGTGGTCTTGCCAATCTTTGGTTTGCCATAAATGAAGAGACGATGTGGACTCATCGCTGCTTTCTGTACTTTAGGTTCAATCATCTTTCATAGGTGAAAAGGTTTCTTCAATAACATTTATAAAGTGCTTGTTCATCAGTGCGGCAAGAGCCTTGTAACAATCGTTGTAGGCATCTGTATGTTTTTGTATCAGAGTATAGTCGTTGTCTAATACAAAGTAAGAGTGACCTTCAATACGTAGGTTACAGGTAAAAACATTAAACACTAAAACCCTGTTACTCAACACAAAGGTGTATGTGTTGTCGCGGTTCATAAAGATACTACCTACTTCTACTTCTGCATAATCATAGGGAAAATCTAGGTCTCGTGTCTTGAGCTGGCGAAGAACTACTTTCGTATTCGTCGAAGGTTCCATTTTTTAAATTGTTTGTGAGTAGTGTCAGGGCTGTTTGGCCGTGACGATTCTTAAGGCAGTGTAAGGCTACTAAGTTTTGAGTAGGGATATTTCTTCTACCATACGTCTCTAGACCCAAAAGGCTAGGCTGGTGGATTACAAGAACACAATCCGCTGCGTGGTACAGTTGCTTAGAGCCGTGGATGTCCGTCTTCATAGGATAATGAAGGGTAGGAATATCGGGGTCTCTTCGCTTGTCACCTTCTATCTTATCGTTTAGCTGAGACACAAGGAGAATCATAGCATTGAATCTCTTACGTATCTCAATACACATCTTACCTAACTCGGCAAGCATCTGTATCTCGTTCTCTCCGGGTAATGGGGTTACCAGAAGAGTGTGGTCTAAACAGATTACGTAGTGGCAGTTGGGATTGTTATCTATGAAAGCTTTGATAGTCTTAGCTATCTCCATTCGGGTACCAGGTTTCTCTACGAAATAGAGATCTGGTTCCTTGATTTTAGATAGCTTATCATAAATCATAGACTTCTCGATGTCCGTCAGCTTGCTATCGGCTTTGAGAATCTTGTCCAGTCCAACAGTAGATAGGGCACTGATGCGTCGAATTAATTCCATCTCGGCACTCATCTCGAAACTAAAGTGTAGAATCTTCAGAGGCTTCTCGAAACTATTGAACACGGGTGAAGTAAAGTCCCTCATCAAATTGTTGAGGAACATACTCTTGCCGTGACCCGAAGCACCTGCGACCACATATACCATCCCGAATTGCAAACCACCAAGAAGCATATCATTGACACGCTTCCATCGGGTTTTCAATACAGGTACAGTGCCATCCATATAGGACTCAATGGTTGAAGTAGTAGAAGCTACTACCTCATCCATCGTCCTTATTGGAAGCTCATATGATGAGTCGGTCATTGGGCATATCTTCTGATGCTTTAGTCTCCATCATCTTCAGAATATCATTGTATGCCTCAGACTGTAACCACTTATCTATACGGATAGCAATCATCTTATTGTCTACAGCAAAGCGCAGAGTACTGATAATCAGCTCGTGCTTTTCTGGAGACTTCACGTGTTGGTGGTAGTGTTTAATAAACTCTTCCTTGTTGACACCTTTAGCAGGAATCTTCTTGTTGTTGATGGTGATATACCCTGGATAGGTATCCCAGAATTCTTCTGCATTTTTCATAGTGGCATCGTAAAAGAGTTCAATAAACTTATCCGTTACCTCGTAGTAATCTGCATACATACTCTTAGCGTGTCTGTGGCAGTTCACTACAAGCTCTTTCATCTCCAAGTCGTCAATCGCAGCAGGCTCAAAATAATGACCCTCGTTGGCGATTTTGTAGAGTAAGTCGTAACGCTTTTCATGGAGGATTTGCAGAAAGAGGATCTGCAAGGGCGTGATGTCTAGCTTTACTATGACATCCACGTATTTGTCCAGTTGTGGTAGCATATCTAATCTTTAAAGGGTAAGGGGTCTTTGAGCAAGTTGTCACCAATATGGGTCATCGCCTCCTCTACTGAGTGTGTCCAGATAACGTTCGTGGTCTTGGTCTGTCGAGCCTTTAACCACACAGCATCTTGAGTATCTTTCAGATAGAGGTTGATGATATACCCCGTCTTGTTCTCCTTAAATCTAATCGCTCTACCTGTACGTTGCAAGTCTTGTCGAGGAGTAGATGTACCAGAACATACAATTGCCATTTCGATACCATCAACATCAAATCCTTCATCGAGCGCACGTGCAGTATGGAGGATACGCAGGTCCGTACGCGGGTCAGAGAATCGTTTGAGGATAGAATACCGAGCAGCCTTGTTAATCTTGCTGTGATAGGCTTCGCTATAGGGTTGAGTCTTACGATTCAAGGCGATAGCAAAGTCCACGCTTTCTCCGAAGGTAATAATAGGAACATCGTACGTGCTGATGAGTCTCTTGGCAGCATTCATCTTGGTCTCGGAGGTATACAGCATATTCTTCCTTGCTTGCATAGCTTTATTCCAAGCCCTAGCAGAGTTTAGAATTTGGTTGTCATCCCACCCTGCCATAGAACGTACATAGATGCTCCTATAAATCGGATCCTGAATACACTTCATAGCCGTATTGAACTTGTTGTTGAATACAGCGAAGTGTTTGTAATAAGCATCTGTAATTTTCTTGTATGCTATCTCTTCTTGCTCACTCATACGTAAGCCGATATTGATAACAGAAAACTTAGATACGTAACCTGCAGTCACAGCTTCCTTGAGGGTTACTGTATCAATCACAGGTGCATACTGCTCGACAATGAAGTGCCTAGCATCGTCTCGTTCTAACGTAGCAGTTAGACCGAGGATGTGTCGGTACTTTACATTATCAAATATATTCCTGAAAATATCAGAAGTATAGTTGTGAACCTCATCTAGGATTAGCAAGTCACAATCCATTCGGAATCTGACAGCTGTGTTAATCACTAGTACTGAGGTATTTACAATACCTAAGTCATTGATTTGTCGCTCCCATTGGTCTTTGAGATTCACGGTGGGAACTACTACAATAGCAGTCCCACCGTGAAGATTCTCATTCATATCCTGAAGAATCAAGAGGCCTACGAAAGTCTTGCCGAAACCTGTAACAGCTTCGAGTGTACCCTTCCTGCCTGCCTTGACCCAGCGATCAATAACTTTCTGTTGTCGCTCTAACCTCTTGTTGTCTACGCGCATTAGTTACACAACCAAGTCTTGAAGCTCACACTCTTCAAGGAACCAATTGGTAACGTTCGCATGACGGCTAACCCAGTCGCTTGCATTGCTACGCTTGAGTGCCTCTGTAGCATTGTTGTAGAGTTGCCATACAGAGCCTTCGATAGATTCAATCCGTCCATTGTCGAACTGCATAGCAAAGTCCTTGTTGGTATGGATAGAGTCTTTGAAGTCAGCAACCATATGAGGGGTCAGCAGATCTTTCAATACGGCATCGCCCATAAAGGTGGAGACGTGATTGTAGTTGACCTTCATAGCTTGTGTATGGATCTTCATAGAGCGTGCCTTACGAAGCTGCACATCGAGTTGTTCAATCTGCTCATCGGTAAAGCGTTTGATGTCTTCCCATACTTTGCCTTTGTGACGGCGTGAGAAAGAACCCATATCTCCGAAGAACATACCGTTGCTGCATACACGTACCGTAGCACCTGCAGCAATCTTTACCGAACGCATCTTGTTGTAGCTATTCATAAAGGCGATGCTCCGGCTGATACCCAAGTCATCGTTGCTACCATCCTGTACATCCAGAATCGCCAAACCTACCTGACCCTTGTATGCAGTGACAAATCGCTCATCACGGATAGCATATCCAGCAGAGTTGAGTTGCTCACCGATATGGTTGTACAGCTCCAGATTAGATACAGGGCTGTAATAGTTGGTAGCTACAGGTACAGGGTGTTCAAAGAACTGTTGGCGTGTAGCAGCGTGGAACTTACTACCGTTGGTAGTTACTTGTTGAGAGGGATTCATTACTTTAAAACTTTAAGGATTTGCATAATACTGCGCATTTCTGTCATAATACGTTCTTGCTTCTCATCGGATAGATCAGTAGAAGACCGTAAGAAGTTATCCAGTTCTTTGAGATGTACAGCCCAGTAGTTGTACCTCTGTTCAAGGGTGAGAGAGTTGTAGTCAACCTTTTCAACCTTTGCTTTTGGATGAGGGATACTCATTTGCTCCAATGGTTTGTGATGTTTACTTCTGCTTTTAACAAATCGTTTTTCATAACATACTTAGCTGCCTTTTCCATAATGAGCTGAAGGGTTTGTTTCCAATCTTCAGCGTAATCTGGATGGCAGATAGTATCAATCTGGTCGTGGACGGTGAGTACGAGTTTTGCAGGGAAGTTGGAATCTTCAAGATACTTGTGACATAGTACCAAAGCGTGTTTGGTCATATCAGCAGCGGTACCTTGGATAGGAGTATTCTTCGCTTGACGTTCAATCCTTGCCTTGACAGCCATCGGCATATTGCTAGGTTCCCATTCCGGGAACCAACGCTTACGAGACCAAGGAGCAAACGTTTCGATATATCCCCTACGTATACCCGACTTACTCATACTATCGAGAAACTTCTTGATAGCAGGAAACGCTTTAAAATATTTATCGATTAGGTCTGATGCTTCTTGCATAGGGATTTCCATCTGCTCAGATAGCTTTTTCGGACCCATACCATACGCTAAACCAAAGTTGATACCTTTAACTACATTACGCAACTCTTTGTGTTTCTTGCAGTTACACTTTTCCTTCTGCGACATATAGACACAATCGTCTTCAGCAGCAGAAATCCAGTCGTTGCCAAATACAAGCTCACCACATACAGAGTGCAAGTCGTGACCTTTGGTAAGGCATTCCAAGAATACAGGATCTTGAGAACCCTGCGCTATGATACATAACTCCTGCGAAGAGTAGTCACCAGATACAAATACCCAGTCACTCCCAGAGATAAAACAATTACGGTAGGTATTATCCGCAGGAATCTGCTGCATATTAGGTTCCCTACACGAAGTACGCCCTGTAGATACCAGCTGCATAAAACTCGGATGAATACGACCATCCAGATAGACGTGAGACAAGAAAGAAGTACCAAAAGAAGAAGCCTTCTTACTCTTCTCCCTATAGTCCTGTAACAACCCAGCTAACCTATGCTTCCTCTTGAGCTTCTGTAGTATCTGATCTGAAGTAGAGATAATCCTAGAGTCAACACAATGGAATATATCCAGAGTAGCAGCAGGACTATCCCAACGATACCGATTAGATACCTTCTCGCCAGAATCAAATAAAGAAAGCTGTATGCTGTCAGGACGTACAGAAACAAACGTATCGTCAGTATCTACGATATGGTTCATCTCTTCCTCAATAACCTTAGCCTCGTTCTCAATGATAGAAACCTGGGCTTTCCATCTATCTATATCCAACCCAATACCGTTGTACTCCATAGTCATAAACGCTAGTACAGCCGCGTTCTCCAAGTCAGCTATGTAAAGCAGATTGTGAGTCTTGAGTAACTCTATCTGCTGATGCATA